TCAACACGGCCGACGGGATCATCTACGCTGAGGATTCGTCTGCCAGCAGCGTGTTTCGGTGGGTGCGAACGCCGACGTTTGACACGGCTGGCTATGTGCTGGAATCGACCAGTGCCACGGCCACGACATGGGCGAACAAGAGTTTCCACTGTCCGCGGATTCCGGCCGACGGCATCGATGCATCGACCGGCTCGAACGCACGGATCTACTCGATGCCGCTAAACGCTAACGCATGCGCGGCAGGGGGCACGCCGACGGCGAACCGTGCCTTTTATAACCTGTTCTACATTCCGCACACGGTAGACATCAAGACGATCGCATCGCAGACCTACGGCACTATCGGCGGCAATGTGAAGTTCGCCGTGTACAAGCCCGACGGAACCGACGGAAGACCTAGCACCCGTTTGTATTCCAGCGCTGCGATCGCTACGGGCGGCGGATTCGGATACAACGCGGCCACGGGAACGCCGCTTGTGACACTCGCTCCCGGCCTGTATTGGGTGGCCGTGATCTACTCCACGGCGACTGGATCGTTCGGACGCATCAGCGCCAGAGCGTCTAACCCGATGGGCATATTCGACTCCGCAGCGAATGACTGCATTTTCGGACTCTACGCTGACATCGGCTCGCACGATCTCGCCGACCCGGCGCCCACGACGTTCCGTTACAACGACGGAAGCACTAACCAGCACGTCGCCCTCATTTCGGCCTACTGACATGCCCAAGACATACCTACATCATCCCGATGGCACAGTAACGGTTGAGGACACTAGGAATCCCGTCGAGGTCTACGCCCAGCAGCTCGACCGGCTACGGTCAGCCTGCACGGCGTCCATCCTGGCTGTCGCGCCCGAGCACACCCAGCGCAACGCGGCGCTGGGCATCGTGGCGGCCGATCCGGTCGTGGCTGACATCACGGCCAGGAGAGACCAATACCACCTGCTCGCTGCCAGTCTGCAGGCGGCATTTGATGGCGTGGGGACCGACGCAGAGCGATGCGATGCCATGGAGGCCATCCAATGGCTAGACCCCTGACATGGCTACCCGCCATCGTCGTCGTCGTGGCGACCTCCTGCGCTGGTCCGAGCGAGCGGATTGCCGCCAACACGACCGCCGTGCGTCAACTCGCGCACAGCAGCGGCCGACGCTTCGAGCGCATCGCCAGCGAGGCTGATGCCCCAGCGCCCAGCCTGCCGACCATCAAGACCGAGGCCGTGGCCGGCCAGGGTGAGCAGGCGCGTATCCTTGACGCCGTGGACATGATCTACATGGCGCTGACAGGCGTTGAGGACCAGGTGCCCTGGTGGGTGGCCCCCCTCGTCTGGGTATGCATCGCCCTGGCCGTGCTCGGCGTCGGCTTCATCGTGTGGCATACCGGCGTAGGGCGGCTGGTCAAGGGCTGGCTGGGCATCGTGACGCCGACGGAGCGCCGAGCGGCCGAACTGACGGCCAGCCTAATAGACCTGACGCCTGAGCAGGCAGTGGCCGCGGTGGCTGAGCTGCGCCGGGCGGACCCGACGTTTGACGCGGCCTTCCGGCGTGCCGCGCCGATTCGCACCCCTAGCCGGAAGAGGAAATGAACATGGCCAGTTTCATCGGTAGTTTGTGGTTCGCCCTGCTCCTGGGCGTCTGTGGCTTTGTGGCAGGCAACCTGTTCCCGCTGTCGAAGTTCAAGAAGTGACGCTAGTACGTACCTGCTGCTGTCAGGGCTGCTTCGCCAACGACGATTGCCCAGTGCCGTACACCGGGCTGGGCGATTTCACGTACGAGGCCACGGTGGATACCGGGGCCATCGCTGGCAACTTTGCGCTGCAGGCGATCACCGATATCAGGGTGAATCCGAGGCTTGACCCAAATCCGTGTTACGTGTCCGGCTTTAGACGGGATAAATGCTGCTTCACGGGATCGAGCTGCACGCCACCGGTCGACACGCTAGTGGACAAGTATTTTGACCGCATGATGGTCCCCGAGGTGCTCATCGAGCGCACGAACTATCCGTGCTACACGGTGGTCAGCAGCCCGAAATCAATTCCAGGCCTTGTGCTCGAGAAGAAATGCAGCGCTGACCGGACGATCCTGCTACGTGGTTGTGACGACGTAGGGGACAACTGCTCGGACCTGTTTCCCGACTGCTACCAAGGACCGGCGCCAAATTACAACACGGAACTGGTTGAGTTTCCGAGCAGTTACGCTGGTGACTCAAACGGTCAACTGTGCGGCGACTACACCATGGACTTCACCAATGGTGTTGACTTCGGTGCGCTGACCGTTGGCAGCGGCACCATCCGCATGCGCAGGAACGCCCAGTCAACGTTTAGCACTCAGGTCATCAGCGGCAGCGGGCTGACGAACATTTCCTACTGGCACCGGGCAAACATTTGCGACAGCACGGTCCCGACAGAATGTGGTCCGTGCACGCAGAACCAAGGCACCGCCGGGCAGCGCTGTTCCGAGGGAAGGTGCTGCTGCCGCAGCGTGCTGCAGTTCACTTTCGAGGTGAAGCGGGCCTATTCCAACTGGGTGGTGGCATGGAATAGCGTGGCCAATGCGTTCACGTTCACTCCAGGCACTGTGCAGTACTGGACTCAAACGGTCCGATGCATTTACGAGGGCCCAGTCGATGAGCGGCTATACCTCGTGACTGGCACGTCGGCCCAGCGGACCTTTACGCTGTTGAACGTGACCATATTTGAAGATTCGTTCAACCTAGGACCTGGAACGGACGCACGGCAGTGGACGCTCGACTTCTGCCCATATGAGGTGAGCGGCGCGCCTGGCACCGTGTCTGGCGGTGGCAGTGTTGCGCCAACGTCATTCGTCGACGACGAATGCGCACCGTGCGTCGCTGCAAGCCCGCCGACGCCCGCGGTGCTCTCGATGGAGCAGGCCGAGCGCCTGGGCATCAAGCGCCTGATCACCGTGACGAGGACGACCCCATGAAGCGCTGGCGCATGACACCGAGCGGCGAGCCCGAGGTGACCGATGGCCCAGGGCTTGGCGACATGGTCCGCGGAGCTGTAGGCGTGGCCAAGGCAGCGCTTGGCGTGCAGGCGGCACCGGTGGCCGAGGTGCAGTCCCGCTGGGCATTCTGCCAGCAGTGCGACCAGCACGACTGTGGCCGGTGCCTGGCCTGCGGCTGCTTCACTGGCGCCAAGATCCGCGTGGCTGGCGAGTCGTGCCCGTTGGGCAAGTGGGCTGCGGTGACCGTCAACACGGAGCCGCTGAAACCGTGCTGCGGGCGGAAAAGTGGATAATCCGGGGTCGGACCTATAGACAGGTGCAAAGAGTGACGATATCAAGTGATAACCAACGTCCACACCGTTGGTAACTTGGTCCGAGTCATCGCCCAAAAGCCGCGTTTTTAGGCTGCCTTCGCGTCCGAGAATATGTGTTCTGTTTCGCAATAACACTTGGTTTTTAGAGTTATTGTAAAAGCGGACGTAAAAGGCGGACGTTGATTCTGACCACAGCAGGCGGCTTTTGGGGCCGTCTGCTTCTTCTCCGTCGTGTGGTTTGGAGTCACTCACATGGAACGTCCTGAATCGTCTGAACTGGCCGACGATGGCCTGCCTCTGTCCGACATCGACCCGCAAACTGGCTGGATGTATGGGGAGGTGGGGGCGTGAAGCACAGCGAGACCATCGGCGCCATCGCGAAGGCGCTAGCGGCCGCCCAGCGGGCAATCCGCCCGGCCATCAAGGACGCCACCAACCCGCACTTCCGCAGCCGGTACGCCGACCTGGCGGCCATCGACGAAGCCTGCCGCCCGCACCTAGCGGCAAACGGCATCGCCATCCTGCAGGCATCGTCGTTCATCGACGGCTGCGCCTGCTGCACAACTACCTTAGTTCACGCCGAAACCGGCGAGTGGTTCGCCGCGACCCTGAGCCTGCCTGTCGAGCGCCCGACGCCGCAGGCCATCGGATCGGCGCTGACGTACGCCAGGCGCTACAGCCTCTCAAGCCTTGCCGCCGTTCCGGCTGGTGATGACGACGACGGAGAAGCTGCCGAAGGGCGGGGGGATCCGCGCCGGGCTAGCGGGGGTGCTTCCCTCACCCCCTCGATCCCGGTGCCCCCGCCCGCGGCGGTCGTCCCGTTCGACCCGCCGGCACCGGTGGCCTACGACCCGGACCTGCCCAAAGACGCGCCTGACCCGTACCCGTGCGCGTACACGCCCGAGGAGCTGCGGCCAGTGTGGCGGGCCCGCGAGGGCGACGTGCCGAGCAGCCGCTCGAGGACGTACTACACCGACGCGGTCGGCAAGATCATCAGCATCCAACTGCCTGACGGGCCGAAGAAGCCAACCCGGGTCCTGCTGTGGTCGACGACCAGCCAGGGCGGCGTCTACTTCTCGTCGTTCCGGTCGTGGACCCAGCCTGAGGGGGCAGGGGCCACCATCCGGCTGACCGGCGTGACGAGCACCGAGAAGGACGGCAAGCGCTACTGGAACTTCGAGCGTGCCGAGAAGGCCACGCCCATCGACCTGGGGGACCACCATGACCTACCGTTCTGACGAGGACCAAGCGTCGTGGGGAACCAACTGGCACTCACTGCTCCGAGCCTTCCCGGCGCTGACTCGAGCGCCCGAGGCCCAGCAGCAGGGGTTCCATGAGCGGTTCAGCAAACTTGACCAGCGGCTGGTGGCGCTGGCCATCGAGCGGGCCCGCGAATCCAAGACTGGCAACACCATCACGGTGGAGTACCTGCAGAAGGGCTACGCCCGGCTGGTGCCCCGGTACGACGCCGAGCAGCCGTCCATGGCGGCTAGGATCGTGTCGTACTGGTCGTTCGCGCCACGGGGCACGGGCAGGGCCGCTGGGCCCTTCCGGACGGCAAGGGAGGCCGAGAGGGCGGGCGGCCGCCCGAAGGCCCTGTGGGTCAAGCCCGGCGACGGGTCGTGGTTCGCTGACCTCGAGGACACCGAGCCGCTGCCACGCGAGGACCAATGTGACGCGCTGTTACACGTCGAGGCACTGATGTCGACGCTGCCGCGCCTCGATGACAAGGGCACTTGGCACCTCACCGAGCCCGGCCACTTCCAGCAGTTTGTCGACGGCGGGCGGGCGCTCCTGGCGGCCCCCCCTAGAACCCCCCCATTGGGAGTTGAAGCACCCGAGGAGCGTGCGAGCCCTAGCGAAGCATCGTCCCGCAGGGCGCTTCATACCTCCAGCACTGGGGGTTTGTCAACCCCCCCCAACGGAATTAGAGACGCAGGCGGACTGCGTCTACCGACGCACCGCCTGTCGGACGAGATGGTGGAACGATTCGCAGAAGCCATCGACCGGCGGGATGACGGATCGCCCTATGGGGCGACCGCACCCGGCGGTCGAGGAGGAGAAGCATGAAGGACAAGACAGGAGAACTGGAAGCAACCATCCGCGCCATCGAGGCCCTAGCCGACCGGGCAGTCGACCTCAGGCGGGAGAAAGACCATTTGCAGGCGCAGCTGCGCATGCTCGAGGTCGAGAACGCCAGGCTTCGCGCCAGGCTTTCCCACTACGAGACGAACGAAATCGAGCGCCGACTGGCAGACGGGACTGGCTGATGGGACGCATGCAGCGCAACAAGGGCGCCAGGGGAGAACTCGAGGCTGCCGAGATGCTGCGCAAGCACCTGGGCATTTCCGCCGAGCGCTCAGCACGCAACGGCGTCGACGGCGCCAGCGACCTCGACACGTCGATGACGTTCTGGAAATGGGAGGTCAAGCGCTACGCCCGCCTTGGCGTCGAGTCGATCATGCAGCGGGCTGAACTCGACCAGGCGGCCAGCGCCAACCGGCTGGACCACACGGCGCTCCTCATGCGCGCCGATGACTGCGAGTGGCTGATCGTGCTGCGCCTGCACGACGTGCCGCAGTTCCTGCGAGACCTCGAGATTCAACGCATGCGGGATCCCTGATGGGCCTACCTCGCAAGTGGGATCCGATGCTGCCACCCAAGCCCGAGCCCAAGGGCAAGGGCAGGGGCAAGACGTACAACCAGTTCAAAGAGAAGCTGCGGAAGGCGCGTGGGATCTACGCGTGTGAGCAGTGCAGGGCCATCGTGGACTCGTTGGAAGGGCATCACGTGGTCAGGGTGCATGACGATCCTGCGCGTGAATACGACCCGACCAATATCCGTTTCCTATGCCCAGTGTGCCATAAGGCGCAACACACAATGGGTAGTGGCTGATATGTACCCCCCCCCATAGGCGGGGGTACCCCCCCCTCCTTCCCCACCCGCCGTCGCCCGACAGCGTATCGCCGTATGCATTCATCCATCATTGAAACATCGACGGCATGGGCGTACGCTACCGCAGCCAGCGGCGGAGTGTCTGACGTAACTGCTGCTTCTCTGACGGCTTACGCTCGACGCGCCGAGGCGGGCGGCTACGACGGGGCGGTGGTCGACGCGTTCGCTGCCACGCTGCCGGCCGACGTGGTGCTGTACCCGTACTGGGTGCCTGTGCTGGCCGACACCATCGCCAGGCGTGAGCGGTGCAGGGTGGTGTCGTTCTCGGTGCCGCGCAGCCACGGGAAGACGCTCCTGGCCGCCCTGCTGGCCGGGTGGGTCCTGAGAGACCCCGATGCCGACCGGCTCGTTGTGAGCGCTGCCACGGCCCTGTCTCAGGCCCGCCTGTCCATGGAGGCGCTGGCCAAGATCCACTGGCCGGCTGACGGCAAGACGACGCCCTGGGCGGCACGCATGAGTAACAACCAGCCGATGCTGCGCCACGGCAAGGGGAAGATGCTGCCCATCGCCAGGGACGCCAAGCGAGCGGACGGCGTGACCCCGGCGCTGGTGCTGGCCGACGAGGCGGCCCGCCTGCAGGGGGACTACCTGAGCCGGTTGATGACGGCCGCGACCAAGACGGCCGAGGGGCGGCTGCTGATGACCACCACGGCCGACGACGACCTGAGCCTGCCCTGGGCCGGCTGGCGGCAGGAGGCCGAGGCGCAGCTGCTGGCCGGCAGGCTGCGCGAGGACTGGGCGGTGCACCATTGGGCGTCCGATGCGGGCGCCGACATCCACGACCCGGTCCAGTGGCGCAAGGCCAACCCGCAGCTGTGGATCGAGGGCGGGCACATCACCGAGGACACCATCAGGTCGGAACTTGCGTTCCTGGGCAGCCGGTCGGACGGCGTCGAGGAGTTCCGCACCCAGCGCCTGAACCTGCCCGGCGGCAGCCTCGCCAGCGTCGGGATCGACGCGGCCGTGCTCGAGCAGGCCCGATTCGACTGGCGCCTCGAGGACGTGCGGGGCCGCCGCGCCTGGGCGTTCATCGACTTCAGCCTGGGCAGCGTCGTGGGGGCCCGGGCCGACCTGACGAGCGTGGGGGTGGTGGTCGACGGCGGAGAATTCGGCCTGCTGCGCACCTGGTCGTTCACCTGCGGGGAACTCGGGCACATGAAGCAGCAGCGGCCTTGGCTGCACGAACTGGTCCAGCAGGGGCACGTCCAGCACAACGACGGGCAGCTGATCGACTTTGACGCCGTCGAGGGCCTGCTGGGACAACTTGCTAGCACCCTGCACCTCGAGGCCGTCGGCGTCGATGAGGTCGGGTGGACGCAGAACTGGGTCCGGCAGGTGATGGTCGACAAACTGAACCTGCCCGTGGAGGCCCGGTCCCAGTCGATCCGGGAGCAGGCGCCCGCGTGGTCGACGTTCGTGGCGCTCATCCGCATGAAGGCGCTCCGGTACCACGACGACCCGGTGCTGCTGCACCAACTCCGGCACGCGACGACCAAGACCTACGACGGGGGGCTGGTCAAACTGCAGAAGCGGGACGGGCAGAACATCGACGCCCTGGTGGCGGCCTGCAACGCGGCCCGCCTGTTCGAGTTGCGCGGGCGCTCCCAGCAGTGGATGCCGCCGTCCGGCGTGATGACCATCTGACGCCACCTAGCGGACGAATCGACAATTTGCGGAATGTGACAGAAAATGTCACACCCGCCTATTGACAGAAAAAGCGCGTACTCAAACTGGGGGAGGCGTGGGATTCCTCTCGCGCCTACGCAGCTACTTCATCGGCGGCTTCGACGCCAGCCTGCTGGTCGAAACCTCGTCGGCAGGCGAGGTCGAGGCCCTGCCCGGCGTCCAGCGCTGCATCGAGGGCATCTCGAGCATGCTGGCCAGTGTCACGCTGTGCGTCTACGACAGCGCAGACCAGGAGGTGCAGCCGGCTGCCCTGAGCCTGCTGACCGGCCGAGCGACCGAGATGGTCAACGGGTGGGAACTGCGCCGGTGGATGGTCACCGAGGCTTTCACGCAGGGTAATTCCTACGTCTACATCGCCAGGACCTACGCCGGCGAGGTGGCGGAACTTATCCCGCTGGACCGCGGCCGAGTGACCATCGACTGGACCTCGAGCCCGTACCGCTACCTGCTGGACGGCAAGCCCGTGCCGTCGTCGGACCTGATCCACACCAAGAGCGGCTACAGCCGGTGGGCGTTCATCGGCGAAAGCCCTCTAGACAAGTGCCGCACGCAGCTGCAACTCGTCAGCGACCTCGATACCTGGGCGGCCACGATGGCGGCGACGGGAACTACCCGCCGGCTGTCGTTCCAGTTCCCCACCCCGATCAGCGAGCAAGCCAAGCAGACAATCCTGCTCGGCTGGAAGGCCAAGCATGCCCGCAGCGGTGGATCAGCGGAGCCGCTAATCATCGACGGCGGCGGCAAGATCGAGGGCGTGAGCGGCCAGGGTGACCTCGATGCCGTGACGGCGGCCCGCACCGCGGCCATGGGGGAAATTGCTCGAGCGCTCAACGTCCCGCTGTCGTTCTTGGCTGCGACAGAAAGTGGCACACAAATCGACCTCAACGCCCAGCGGGCGCTGGTCGATCAGACGCTGCGGCCCTGGGCCAAGCGAATCGAGGCCGAAATCATGGCCAAGATCCTGCCCGGCTACCGCGTCGAGCACGACCTGCAGGAACTGCTCCGCGGCACGATGAAGGACACGGCCAAAGAGCTGTCCAAGCTCGTCATGTCTGGCGTTCTCACGCCTAACGACGCTAGGTGGTTCATCGGCATGCAGCCGGTGCAGGACCCCATGGCAGACGAACTCATGATGCGCCTGGACACGGCGGCCGGTCAGGCCGAGGTGAACGGCGACCGCGAGGACGAGGAAAGCGAGTCGCCCGATGCAGATTGACCGCCGATCGTTTGAGGTCCGCGCAGACGTCGATGGCAACACCGTGTCCGGGCTGGCGATTCCCTACGGGACCGAATCCCAGCCGCTGCCGTTCATCGAGACCATCCAGCGTGGCGCGTTCGCAGCCGACCTGGGGCGCCGGAACGTGTCGCTGCTCGTCGAGCACGACGGCGGGCGCGTGCTGGCCGACACGCGCAGCGGCACGCTCGAGCTCGAGGAAACCGAGCGTGGCGTGACGTTCGCTGCTCGGCTGCCGGACACCCGCGACGGGCAGGACATGCGCGTCCTGCTGCGCGACGGCATCTACCAAAACATGTCGTTTGGGTTCGTGGCCGAGAAGGACGAGTGGCGCGGCGACCGCCGCACCGTCGTGACGGCCCGGCTCTACGAGGTCAGCCTTGTCCACACGCCCGCCT